CGGCCTTCCTGATACTGCACGGCCTGCTTAAAGCTGCGCTGTGTCGCTTCCTTGTACACTTTGGCACAATTGATCTTGTCACCGCATAACACAGTGTAAACGTCGGCTTCCTTTCCGCTTTTAAGGCGTTGGAGCACATCGTCTATCAGGCCATCATCAACCAGAGGTTGGATTCGGTTTGGGATTTTCATGCGGCTTTATACCTTATTTCAGCCAGGTTACGAAAGATATCAGGCACAAAAAAACCCACAAGGTTTTCACCGTGTGGGTTCTCAGGACTTCATCGAGTGGGTCTGGTAACCATCGACCAAGAATTTGGTGGGCTGGCGGAATCTGAATTTTATCCGCAACTTTATGTTTTTAAGTGATTATTATGAGTTCAACTTTAATTGGTATACCTAAGCGTATACCAATGCCATTACGTCTTTGGCTTTACGATAGCTGATAAGTTAAGAATTTATGAAACTAAATGCACAGGTTATCTTCAGAAAAAAAAGATTTTACAAAAAAGTGTTCACCCTGTTCACCTTTGATTTTTATGATTAATAATCATTAGGTTACCTGGTGATCACTTAGACGAGTACTCTTCACCACTCTTCACCCGAGGTGAACACTATTCACCTTTAGGCATAAAAGTATGGTGACAAGTTTAGATTTTCGTCGCACTGCGGAAGATGGCTGGTTTCACTGCTTGGGGGAAAGGAACCTACCGCCTACGTTGTAAGTCAGCTTTGAGCGATCTGCAGACCTTACTGACAGCGCTCTTTGTGAATTAACAAGTAGCATGTCAGATGTTATCTCCTAAGAAAAATGATACTTTTAATGAAAATCTAATATGGATATTCGTGATGAAACCTGAAAATAAACCACTGATTTATCTACTAAATACTGCCACGCCCGTTGAAAAGGCTCTTAGCCCGGTCTTCAATGTAAGCCATTGTTGGATGAATGGATATAATCTGTACGAAGCAGCCAGTCATCGTTATTTAGAAATACCTTATTCTTCAAAAATTCCCTCAAACTTACATGAAGCAGAAATAGTAGTTATTGATACAGGTTTAAGAGGAAGTTTTATTCAAGGGCACTCGACTGCAAAAATTTGTTACGGGCATACACCTAGCGTAGTTGACCTCTTTCCTCTGGATATGAATGCTGCTCTTAAGAACATTTTCTCTACTGAAAAATTTCAGTTGCTATTTGTTTTTTGTGAAAGCTATAACGATGAAATTTATACAATTAAGAATGAAGCAGGACAACATAATCAGTATCAAACTAATACTTACTGCTTTCCAAACTATTATAGCCTCTCTCCTTCAAGAAGGGCAGGAAACAGAATGAAGGTGGTTGAAGGAGAGAAAGGAATAGAAATAAAAAAATGCCTCGAAAAATACCTTCCACAATCAAACTATAACTTCATTTTCCAGGTATATCGAGGTGAAAAGTCTCAGGACCTCCCTTTGCTCGTTAATGAAGCTGGAGAATGCGTAGCTTTACTAAGAAAGATGGGTTCTAAGGTTGTTTTCTTCTTTCCAGAAATATATGACAAGGCAGGTTTGTTATTAGATCTTTTTAATAATGTTTTACCGGACATTGGTTTTTGTGGTGAAATATTCCCAAATCATGGGAGCTTCAAATGGATTACCGATTTCTCATATATCTCTTTGGATGAAAGAAATAAACTAATAGATATTGATAATGAGATAAAAAGACACAATGAAACCTTATCATCTCTGGAAGAACAATATGAAAGAGTTCATTCCAAAGATGAAAATGTAAAGCTCAGGGCTATGCTAAAAGAAACTGGGGATGACCTTGTATCTGCGGTTAAGTGGTTTCTTGAGTATATCGGTTTCACTAATGTGGTAGATCCAGATAAAGATGTAGATGCTGGAGAATTGTTTGAGGAAGATCTGAACTTTGAGCATAACGGTGTTCACTTTTTGCTGGAAGTGAAAGGTATTGGAGGCACTTCTACAGATGCTCAGTGTGCTCAGATCTCTAAGATTGCCTTACGCAGGAAGAAAGCTAATCCGGCATATACCCACAAAGCAGTCTACATAGTCAATCACCGTCGATACAAAGCGCCCAAAGAAAGAGAGGTTATCCCCTTCAATGATAACCAGGTTGAAGATGCTGAGATGGCTCAACGCGGCATGACATTTACTTATGAGCTGTTTAACATCTATTACATGATAGAAGCAGGTATTATCAGTGGAGAAGCAGCTCGCGATGCCTTTAAGCAAGAGGGTCTAATTAACTTCAGACAAAGCCTTCATAAGCTTGAGTTCAATCACTGCTACAAAGGGGCATTAGTCTACTCTTTAGTCATACCCGAAGGTGGTTCATTTACTATCGCTAAAGCTGACAAAATTGCTATTCAAGATAATGAAAATCACTGGCATCGGTTGTCTATTGAAAGCTTACAGATAGACGGGGTTGATCATGAAGTAGTAAGAAATGGTAAAGTTGGCATCAAGGTTGATAGGCTGGTGCCTGGAGCAAGAGACTACTATGTAGTTAAGGCTTAAATCTGTTTTACCATTAGCTAAGCCCCGAAAGGGGCTTTTGCTTAGCTGATGACCTGCTCCCCGCATATTAGAACATCCTGATATTAGCAATGTCTGCTTTTGGCACGAACCGGCCTAAGCCGGTTTGATATTGCAATTTTACTAGCCATCGCAGCGCGGCAGCCAGTCGGCCTCGCAGTCTTCGCTTAGCTCCAGACTGGTCTGAATGCCGTTCTTCGTTTTGCGCTTCAGCAGCTCAATCTCGTACTCCTTCAGCGTCTGCGGCACCGCCTGCCCGAACGCCGTCAGGCTCATCGGATGCTGATGCCCCCTGGCCTCCATAAAGGACAGGTAGGCGTGATAAAGGTAGCGGCGTGGGTTCATGGGCCGGATATTGGCATTGCCGATAAAAAGCCCTGTCGGCGTGCTGAGCGGCGTCAGGTAGCCGCAGAAGTCAACCAGCGGGTCGGCGCTGCGCTTGATTTCCAGCGCCTCCTCTGACGACTGCTGCGCCTGTAACAGTTCGCGGGCGTCGTCAGGACGGGTGAAGCGCTGCATCAGGTGGCGCACGATAACCGCCAGCTCACCGGCAATCTTGTCCAGCAGCTTTGGATCACGTTCGTTCGCTGGTATCACGTCCGGGAACGGCAGGATAACCCGCCGACGCGACACGCCGCCGCTGCGGTCGCTGAAGCGCATCGGGTTATTGTTCACCGCCAGTATTACCGCCGGGATATGGGTTGAGTAGGCGTCGCGGTACTTCGGGTCAATCGCCACGGCATCACCGCCGGTAATCGCCTTGATGCCCGCGCCGTCTCCGCTCCATTTCTCCTGGTCCGGCAGGATAATTAAGGAGTAGCCCACCACGGCGGCGCGCTCGCGGGACGACTCCAGCGTGTCAATGGTGGCGGCCGTGGTGTTGTCCTCTCCGGCCAGCAGACGGGCAATCGAGGCCATCACGCTTTTACCGCTGCCGCCGGGGCCGGTCACCTCAAGGAACAGCTGCCAGTCGTAGCGGTTTGCCAGCACCATAAATAACGCCGCGAGGATACGCTCCTGCTTCGCCTCATTGCGTCCGGCCGCCCGCGTCAGCCACTGCCAGAAGCTGGGCGCATCGTCCGCCAGATTCTCGCCCGCTTTGGGCGTGGTGTAGTCGACGCTGTTGATAGTTCTGAGCCAGTTCTCTTTTTTGTGCGGGCCGAAGGTGCCGGTCGCGGTGTCAAACACGCCGTTGCGAAAGCCAATCAGCCGGCGGGCCGGTGCGCCCATCTGCGGCACCATCAGCTTGAGCGTGTCCACGATGCCGCCTATACCGGTTGCCGAGAACGGCGCGCGCACCTTCTGAAACAGCGCGGCGATTTCCCGGCTGAGCACGCGGTAAGGCAGCACCTGCCACGCGCCGCCCTCATACCGGCACAGGTCTTCACCCACCACCGGCACGGCCAGCGTGTTGAGGTAGTGCGCTGCCAGCAGCTCTGCCTTCTGGCTGGCGCTCATGGCCTTCAGATCGGCCTCGCTCACCGACTCAAACGGGCTGAGCGCTTTCGGCTGGGTGAAGGCGGTTAGCATCGCCTGCGTGGTCATTTCCCCTTCAGTCTGAAACACGTCGTTCCAGTCGCCGGTAACGGGCGGCAGGGCGGGCCTGCCGTTGCAGCGCTTTGCGGCGGCTTCGGCGCGCAGCTGCCCGGTGCCGTTCTCGTCGTTATCAGCGGCAATCAGTATCATCGCCTCCGGGTATTCGGCGTGGAGGCGATCTGCCAGCGCGGGCAGGTTGTTGGCGCTCAGGGCAACGTAAACCGCCTGGCCGGTGAGCCGGTACACGGTCAGGCCGGTGGCGTACCCCTCGGTCAGCCAGAGGATGTCGCCCGGTTCGCCCAGGCGGTGTAAGGCCTCCTTCACCTGCCCGCCCGCCAGCGTGCGTTTGGTGCCGTCAGCGTTAATCAGCTGGGCGTTAACCGTTTCGCCGGAAATGCCGGTCAGCGGCACCAGCAGGTCGCCGGGCTGATAGTTGGTGTCGCTGATGCGCTTTGCGGTGGTCAGCGTAAGGGCGCTGACGTCAGCCAGTCCCTTGCCGCTCAGGTAGGCGTTCCCGGCCTGCGCTTTCGCACCGGCAATAAGCCGCGCGGCCTCTTTTGCGGCGTTAAGGCGCGCACGCGCCTTCTCTTCATCAGTTTTCTCTGTGGATGTCTGAACCAGCTTAACCGGCAGCGTACCCATCAGCCCGGCCACCCGGCAGGCGGCCTCCTTTGTGTTTACGTCCAGCGCCCTTTCAACCAGCGCCAGCCCGTCGCCCGCGCCGCAATGGTTGCAGACCCACGTGCCGCGACCGGCCTGATTATCAAAGCGGAAGCGGTCTTTGCCGCCGCAGACGGGGCATGGCGAGTGCTGACCGGCGGCGTTAATGCTGATGCCCAGCGCGGGCAGCAGCTGAGGCCAGTGACCGGCGGCGGCGCTTACGGTGTCGGTGACGATATGTTTCATGCGGCCTCCTTAATGCAGCGTGGCTTTAGACGCGGCCAGGCGGCCACACAGCAGTTCATCCATCATGGTTTCACCCATGCGCGTCAGTCGCGGCGCGGCGACCAGCACGTCGGGCTGTACCATTTCGCTGAGCATGGTGCAGGCCATGTCCATACCGTTTTCCGGGCCGTACTTACGTACGTAATAGCCTTCCAGCTCCAGCGCGATGGTCATCTGCACCTCGTCAAGCGAGGCGGAAACGTTGAGGCCGTAGCGTTCACAGGCGGTCAGGTAGCCCTGAGCAACGGCGCGGCGGTAAACGGCGGTGCGAACCTCAACGGGCAGGCAGGAATGATTAGTTGTCACGGGCGGAGACCTCCATATCGTTGAGCATGACGGATTCACAGGTGTTGACCACTTTACCCAGCTGGTCGGTAAGCAGCGCCACCACGGACGCCAGCGCATTGCCATCGGGGCCGCCGTGGCGGTTGCCGGAGCATTCGATAATTTCGAGCATATCGAGCACGGTCACGCCAACGCTGTGGGCATGCTGAAGGCGCAGAAAATCGGCGTGGGGAATGGGATAGCTTGCGTGTTGGTTATGTCGGGCTGAAAGGGTATTCATGCGGCCACCTCACACAGCGGCAGGCGACCGGCAAAGGACAGCACGTAATCGCGGGCCAGCAGACGGCGGGCGGCGGATTCGGTTTCGGCGGTGGTGCGCAGCATGCAGGGACGGGCGGCGGTATCGGCACGGCGAACGGCGGCAAAAAGAAAGGTGAACTGCATGCGTGCAGAAATGAGGGTTGCGGCCATATTGGCAGACTCCTTTGTTAGCTTGTAAAAGCTACCACCGGAGTTCCTACACTCATGGGTGGCAGCCCGGACGGGGGTAGGAATACCGGCAACAAAGGAAACCGGCCAGCCCGAAGGCTGCCCCGCCCGGGCCACCATTTTTCTGACGGCACAACGGTACAAGAACCGCTGCCCGATAAATGGGTGCACTGAGGCTACGACGTAAAAAAACACGCATGGCGCGTGTAGTGTCGCCTTTGTTTTGCTCGGGTTCCTACACCCGGCTGCCGATTTTGCGGCAGCGAAGAAACTGTATACCGGCGGCTCGCCAGAAAAAAGCCTTTTTTCACACATAAGGCCTTTTTCCTCAGCAATCGGTCAGGACGTGATCGGATTGCGGCGGATTTGATCGGAAGTTCTCGCTTTGCGCGCCTTCACTTCCCTTTGCAGGCTTCGGCTTGTCGGCGAATACGGAAATATGGCCGTGACGGCCGCTGTTAAATGCGGGCTGCGTGGGCGCTTTGCCACCGGCGGCGGAAAGCAGGCTTTCGGCCACGTACACGGCCTCTTCCTGGCTGAGCGGGTAGCAGCGGGTGCCAACGTTGAGCTTAATCATGCCGCACCTCCGGCACGCTGCGCGATTCGGGCCTGCATCCAGTCGTCAATCTCCGACGCCAGCCAGGCAACGTTCTTGCCGCCGAGAGAAATCTGCGACGGAAACTGCTCACGGCAAATCAGGTCGTAAATGGTGGAGCGTGACAGGCCGCAAATGCTGATAACTTCCGGCAGGCGCATAAAGCGGTCGCGGGGGTATTGCAGGTTGTTCAGGGGCGGCGTTGCCGGGACTGAAGTTGAAGCGGTGGAAAGCATGGTGTTACCTCATTCTGTATCCGGACGGCGCTGGCCGGTTCCGGTCGTGGTGTGCTGGTAACCCCCTATTGTGAGAATATTTTTGCCCGTGTAAACAAGCCCCTGTCGTGTGATAAATGAACAAAAATGCGCTCTGTTCTACCCTGTTGCACAGTATGAGTCAATATAGGTCAATATAGGGCAGTTGAATAAATCCACCTATTAATGTCGTTTTATTAAAAGGTAAAAACATTCAAATAGGCTCACCAGAAAAAGGCTGTTTAAAAAATCGGGTGAACAGTGGTGAACACCCGGTGAACAGTTAAACCTCAAGTGTTCACCCCTTTACTTACTGTATTTATTATCTTTTTTCTTAAGGTGAAGAGTAGTGAACAGTTTTATATAAAACTAAAAGCTCAGTGGGGGTATCAGGCCAATATGTAGCCTTGTTTGCTGAGCGACAGGCAGGCAGCAATGAAATGATTTGTCCGGTGGTGAACGACAGAATAGCGACAACCTTTACAGAGAGAGAAAAGCTATGAGCACCCCGGAAAAGAGCGGCACCCTGGCAGCCTTTGAGCAGGCCCGAACCGCACACCTTGAGAAGATGAAAGAGTACAACGCTATCTGTGCCGACATCACCCGCTGCACGAAAGAGCGTGAAGCGGCCATTGAGGCAGGAAAGGAAGCTGAAACGAACTGGCGCATGCGCTTTCGCACCCTGCGCGGCAACCTGACCGACGAGCTGAAGGCGGAACACAGCCAGCGCATTGCCAGCCGTGAACTGGCCGACGAGTTTACCGGGCTGATAGAAGAGCTGGAGATTGATAAGCAGCTGACGATGATTGGCGGTTGTCATACCGGCCTGTCGTACATCAATTCACATCAGGCAGCCTTTAATGAGTTTGCCGATGCGGCCTGGCAGTCGGCGCTGCGCAACGTCAGCCCGTCGCTGCTGTGGGCCATCCGCCTGCGCCTTCAGCGTGAAAAGGTTAATCCCCGTGACGACGACACGCGCAGCGATATGCAGGTTGTGGCGGAGCTGATTGGTAATGAGCTGACCCGTGCGGCCGCCGCGCTGCCTGAGAAGGCGCTGACGGAAGCCCCGGTGCTGGAAAATATCGGCCTGTGGCGTCCGGCGCTGACCGGCGTCGATATGAAGCTGTATCAAAGTCCGGCAGCCAGGCAAAAACTGACTGAAACGCTGAAGGAAAAACGCGAACGCCTGAAAGAGGGCAATGCCAAATGATGCACTGTCCGCACTGCAAAAGCCCGGCGCATGTTAAATCAAGTCGCTATATGTCTGAACAGGTTAAGGAACGCTATCACCAGTGCACTAATCTCGACTGCTCCTGCTCGTTCAAGACCAGCGAGAGCATCACGAAGGTTATCACCTCGCCGCCGAAGGCCGAACCGGCCCCCGCAGTCACCCCGGAGCCGGTGAAAGAACGCCAGACGCTCGGCCGCTACGGCTCGTCCTTCCGCACTCTCCACTGACCACACCGGCCGCTTAAAGAGCGGCTTTTTTGTGTCCGCTCTTCGTCCTTTCAACGCCCTTTTTCTGGCCAGCCGATTTGTAAAGAGCTATGCATGCATAGAGTGCATGGATTTGCATGCAGAATGCGGCACTACAGATAGTCCTTCAGCCCACGCCCTGCGCGGCTTTGCCCGGTTCATGCAGCTGCATAAAAAACGATGCACAAAGCGGGCAGGCGAGGCGGGGGTAGCATTGCGCGCTGGAAGTCTAAACTTTAGAAAATCATAAATTAGTAGCCATTAGACACTGGTGGTCAATTTTTATGCAAATACTGTGTTTTTTTCTTCATCATACTTAAAGTGAATTTTAAGCTAATTAAATCAATCTATTGTTAATTTCTTGTATCTATGAAATATTATATTTGTTAAATGTTTTATGTGTAAATGTTTATATCAATAAATAAATAACAATAGGAATAATATATGCAAGTTGAGACAGTTGAAGAAATCCACAACTTTCTAACCAATTATTATCTAAATTCTGAAGATCCAGTATCTCCTCCGGGAGTAAAAGATCGAGGATTACTCGAATCTGCTTGTGCTAGACCATTTGCATCCGCAGGGGGGCAGGATGCATTTGGGGGAATTTACGAAAAAGCAGCAGCTTTATTCCATGGGATAATATCTAACCATTGTTTTTATAATGGTAATAAACGTGCAGCGCTGCTTTCATCACTGTATTTTCTAAGTGAAAATAATTTATGGTTAGATCGCTGTGATGATGAGGAGATGTTTGAGTTTACCCGTAAAATTGCTGCGCACGAAATATGTGACGATCGAAATCAGGAGTTGAATGTTATTTCTGAATGGCTTGACAAGAATAGCAGGCGCATAGTTAAAGGCGAGAAGCCTCTAAATTTCTCCAGCTTACGTGATAATCTTTCACAATTTGATTATGAACTTGTCGATGAAGGGCAATTTGCTTATGTATATAAGCAGGGTAAACAATTAGAAAAAGTGTTAAAAAAAGGTAAGCAAGGCATGCAAGAATATGATCAAGCATATATAGCTGAACTTCGTAAGCGTTTAGAATTAACTCCTGAGAATGGCATAGACAGTGCAAGGTTTTACGGACAAAAAGGTTTGAACGAGGACCTTAATGAATTTATGGAGTTAAGGGTGAAGGTTTTTGATTGGTTAGCAAAAATTTAAATATTAAAGCCTGTAATGTCATTGCGTTACAGGCTTTATAATTAATGAATTTGATAAACAAATCCCCCCCACCACTTTAGAAGTTCCTTCCTCTGTTCTAAATAAATAGACCTATTATAGGCTCTTCTCACTTCATTTTTGTCACAATGGGCTAAAGAAGCTTCAATTACATCACTATTAAAACCAGATTCATTCATAGCAGTACTTGCTATTGAGCGTAATCCATGAGCAACTAATCGTCCTCCATATCCAATACGTTTAATAGCTGCATTTGCTGTCTGACTGTTCATTGGCTGTTTTGGATTATTTCTACTTGGGAAAATATATTCACGATGAGCACTGACAGGCTTCATAACTTCCAAAATTTTTAACGCTTGTAGTGATAATGGAACAATATGCTCTCGCTTAGCCTTCATCCTTTCCGCTGGAATAGTCCAAAGTTTTGCGTCAAGATCGATCTCTACCCATCGAGCGCCAGATGCCTCCGAAGGGCGCACAAGAGTCAGGAGCTGCCATTCAATCAAGCAGCGAGTGGGAACTGACAGATTCGACATCACCAGCGAACGCATAAGCTTCGGCAATTCCTCCGGTCGCAATGTTGGCATATTCTGCTTCTTAGGCTTTTCAAACGCCATCCCCACACCCGAGGCAGGATTAGCATCAATCAGCCCAGTATTAACCGCGTAAATCATGATCTCATTAATACGCTGTACCAAGCGCCGAACCGTTTCCAGAGCACCTCGGGCCTTTATCGGCTCTAATGCCTCAACCAACTTTCGGGCTTTAATTTCCTGCACGGGTATGTCGCCTATGGCAGGAAAAACATCTTTTTCGAGAGAACGCCAGATATCCTTAGCGTAATCCGCCGTAACGCTGGCTTGTTTCAAAGCAAACCAGTTAGCGGCTACGGTTGAGAAAATGCTGTCTAATGCAATCTGCTGCTGTTCTGTAACCTGTTCTGCCTGCGTTTGCGGGTCAATACCATTAGCGAGTAAGGAGAGGTAATCAGCGCGCAGACGCCTGGCATCTGCCAACGAGAGGGCAGGGAATGCACCGAGGCCAATCATGGTGCGCTGCTTTGTGGCTGGTCTTTGATAGCGGAAACGCCAAAGCTTCTTTCCTGTGGTTTTCACCACCATAAAAAGTCCGTCGCCATCATGCAGCGTCAGATCTTTATCAATGGCTTTAGAACGAAGAACTTCTGTGTTGGTGAGAGGGCGCGTAGTCCTTGCCATACGGGGCTTTCCTGCGTGAATTGGTATACGTTATTGGCATACATCTTACCGTATACCTATACGTATACCAATTATCACCGGATTTGGCTGAATCGCTACGGACTACTACAGACGTAAAAAAGCCCGCGAGGCTGGTTCCAAGCGGGCTTTCAGGACTTACCCGGACGTATCCGGTACATAATGTGGTGGAGCTGGCGGGAGTTGAACCCGCGTCCAGAATTACTACACCGTCGGCACTACATGCTTAGTCCAGTCTTTACATTCGCCGGTTAGCTGCGAACGGACACGCCACTAACCAACTAGCCTGATTAGATTTAGTGTTTCAGCCCCAGGCAGGACATCCACACGAGTTCTTTTGTTTTTGACCTCTCTTGATCCCCGTCCTAAGAACGGAGGCTAGGGAGAGAGGGCTCTGAGCAGGTTATTAAGCTGCTAGTGCGTAGTTTTCGTCGTTTGCAACTATTTTTTTGCGGCTTTTAACGAGGCAAACCGCCCCTCGGCATGCTCCTAGGGCTTCGCAAATCCTGTCGAATCCAGAATCAGCCCCATGTACTACTGTGAAGCAGTATAACAGAAAAACCTGTCGCTACGCCATAGGCTTAGCGATTTGCGTGTTTCATAATACGTGCTTTGTCGGTCTTCCATTCGCGATCTTTGATATCACCGCGTTTGTCGTGCTCTTTCTTACCTTTGGCTACGCCAATCTTCAGCTTGGCCCAGGCGTTTTTCCAGTACAGCGATAAAGCGACAATGGTGTAACCATCGCGGTTGGCTTTATCGAACAGGATTGCCAGCTCGCGCTCCTTGAGCAGAAGCTTGCGGGTGCGGGTAGGGTCGCAGACCACATGCGAGGATGCGCCAATCAACGCCTGGAAGGTTGCGCCGAACAGAAAGGCCTCGCCATCACGCAGCATGATGTAGCTTTCGCTGATGTTGGCCTTTCCTGCGCGGAGTGATTTGACTTCCCATCCCTGGAGCGACAGTCCCGCTTCGAATTCATCTTCAATGAAGTATTCATGGCGGGCCCGTTTGTTCATGGCAATGGTAGCGGAACCGGGTTTATGTGCTTTTTTCTTAGTCATAGTGCCACTTAGTTTACATGAAGCAGTGATTGAAGGCATCCCCTGTAACAAACGAGACGGGGAAAAGCGCTATTTTAGCAGAACGCTGGCGGCTGAGAATTTTTGTTTGCCTGCCGGCGATGGTATTATTGAAAAGTTGAAGATTAACAGGAAACGTTATGTCTCAGATTAGTCGTTCCGCGTTGGTGCCCTACAGCGCAGAGCAGATGTTCCGGTTGGTAAACGATGTGGATGCCTATCCGGAATTTCTTCCAGGGTGTACCGGTAGCCGTATTCTCGATGCCAGCGAACAGCAGATGACCGCGTCAGTGGATGTCTCTAAGGCTGGGATCAGTAAAACGTTTGTCACGCGAAATACGCTGACGGATAACCAGAGCATTGCTATGCAGCTGGTTGATGGCCCGTTCCGCAAATTGAACGGTGGCTGGAAGTTCACTGCGCTCAGTGATGATGCCTGTAAGGTTGAGTTGAGTCTGGACTTTGAGTTCACCAATATGCTGGTAGAACTGGCCTTTGGACGCATCTTCAAAGAGCTGGCAAGCAGCATGGTGCAGGCGTTTACTAAACGCGCGAAAGAGGTCTACAGTGCCTGATATCGCGGTTGAAGTGGT